TTCACCTTATGATGCTGGACTGTTCTATTGTCCTTATGTTCCTCTCCAAATGGTTCGTGCCGTTGGTGAGAACAACTTCCAGCCTAAAATTGGCTTTAAGACTCGTTACGGTATGGTTGCAAACCCATTCGCTGAGGGAACTAACCAAGGACTTGGTGGTCTTACAGTTAATGCAAACCGTTACTACCGTAGAGTTGCGGTTAAGAATCTTATGTGAGTTTTTCTCACAAGATTATACAAGACCTCCTTCGGGGGGTCTTTTTTTTATCTAAATAAAAATAAGGATATCATAATCAAAATGAAACCAACACCGAGAGAAACAAAAGAAGCAGTTGAAAGATACAATTTTGTTGTTGGGCACTTAATCAAAGAAGGTTATGCTCAAGACAATGAATCTGCAGATTTAATTATTACTGGCATGAGTGAAGAATGGTATAATACTATTACCAATGAATGAGAATATAGATAATGGCAACTGATCAACCAGAAAATAGAAATTTTTTATCTCCTACAGGATTTAAATTTTCTCTCAAAAGAACTCCTAAAGTTTCATTCTTTTGTAATTCTGCAAACATTCCAGAATTAACTCTTGGAATCGCAGTTCAACCAACATATTTAAAAGACATTGAACTTCCAGGTGACAAGTTAATTTTTGGAGATCTTACTTTAAGATTTCTTGTAGATGAAGACTTAAAAAATTATCTAGAAATTCAAAATTGGATGCGTGGAATTGGATATCCAGAAAGTTTAGAGGAAATTTATACATTTCAAAAAACTGGAACTATAAATCCAAAACTTGAATCACAAAAACAACTAGGTCTTTTTTCTGATGGCACTCTTCAAGTTTTAACAAATTCATCACTTCCAAATTTTCAAGTTGCCTTTAAAGATTTATTTCCATATTCGTTGGGAACTTTATCGTTTGATGCAACAGCAATGGATGTTCAGTACTTTACAGCAGACGTGAGTTTCAAGTATACTATCTACAATATAGTAGATCTTGGCGGTAATCTTTTATGAGTATAGACCTTGATGTAATTCAAAGAATATGGGAACAAGATTCCAAAATTGATACAGATAATTTACATACAGAATCACTAAACATCCCCGTTCTTCATTCAAAATATTTTGAAATGTATAATACAATTCTTTTATTAAAGAAAAGAGCAGAGCAACAAAAAAAAGGCATTAGACATCAACGATATGAATACTTCACTGGTAAAGCAGACCCCGATGTTTATGTAGAAAATCCCTTTCCTAAAAAAGTAAGAGACAAAGAAACACTTCAAGGATATTTGGATTCGGATGAAAAACTATCACAAATTTCTTTAAAGGTCGAGTACTACGAAACAATGCTCATGTATATCGATAGCATTCTTAAAATGATAGCAAACAGAACATATCAAATTAAAAATGCTATTGAGTTTATGAGATTCAATGCAGGACTAGGGTAATGAATGACGACTTATACACAATAGAAATCAATATTGGAGATATAAGAATTATTCATCAAGGATTATCTCTTGCTCTTAAATATTGGTCAGGAGGTGATCCGCAAGAACAAATACAATTAAACGCAATGAAGAACTATTTTTATAAGATGATTTTGGAATATCAATACGATAGTATGTAAATAAATACTCATAGTATTATGATTACTATGAGTGACGTAATTATTGAAAAGAAAAATGAAGTACACCTAAAACTTCATTGCGACCCGCACGTTTTATATGAACTTCAACCTTACTTCACTTTTGAGGTTGAGTCAGCAAAATTTATGTCTCAATATAGAAGCAAACACTGGGATGGAAAGATTCGACTATTAAGTTCTCATACTGGAGAAGTTTATGTTGGATTACTAGATAAAGTAATTGATAAACTTACTCTTCACAATTACACATATGAGTTTAAAGAAAATAAATTTTATGGAATGCCGTTTGAACTGAATGATGACATTTCATACGAAGGTGTTAAAGATTATATGCAATCTATTTGCTCACATTCTCCTAGAGATTATCAAATTGAGGGAGTATACGATTCTCTAAAACATAATAGAAAATTATTGATAAGCCCCACTGCGAGTGGCAAATCTCTGATGATATATTCTATTGTAAGATATTATGTTGAAAAAGGACTAAAAATTCTTTTAGTTGTTCCAACGACATCTCTAGTAGAGCAAATGTACAAGGATTTTCATGAATATGGTTGGGATGCTGAATCATATTGTCATCGTATCTATGGTGGGAAGGAGGTGACAAATATACATTCTGTGACTATTACAACTTGGCAATCTGTGTATAAGTTAGAACGTTCATTCTTTAACGATTATGGCGTTATTATAGGTGATGAAGCACATTTATTCAAGAGCAAATCCTTGATTGAAATCATGACAAAACTTCATCATGCAAAATATAGATTTGGATTTACTGGAACTTTAGATGGAACTCAAACTCACAAATGGGTTTTAGAAGGTGTGTTTGGCCCATCCTATAGAGTTACAAGAACAATTGAATTAATGAAACAGGGATACATCTCTCAATTAGATATTCAGTGTCTCGTTCTTAAACACTTACCACAAAGATTTGAAACTTATGAAGATGAGATACAATATTTAATTACTCATGAGCAAAGAAATAAATTTATTACAAATCTTTCTTTGGATCTAAAAGGAAACACTTTAGTTCTTTATAGTCGTGTAGAAACTCACGGTGCAATACTTTACGAACTCATAAATACATCTAGACAAGATGACCGTAAAGTATTTTTTATACATGGCGGAGTGGATGCTGAAGAAAGAGAGTTGGTGAGAGAGATTACGGAAAAAGAAAACAACGCAATTATTGTTGCTTCTTATGGAACCTTTTCTACTGGTGTTAACATTAAGAACCTTCATAATGTTATCTTTGCTTCCCCCAGTAAATCGAGAATTAGAAATTTACAATCAATTGGAAGAGTACTTAGAAAAGGAAAAAATAAAACTAAAGCAGTCTTGTACGACATTTCTGATGATTGTACTCATAAGTCAAGAAAAAACTATACTTTAAATCATCTGATTGAACGTATAAAAATATATAACGAAGAAAACTTTAATTACGAAATTATAACAATACAAATAAAGAAAAATGGGAATTGAAGAAGATTTTTACGCAACAATTAAATTAAAAACAGGTGAAGAAATATTCGCAAAGATAGCAGCTTCGGAAGAAGAAGATAGGACGATGCTGATTATTTCAAATCCCATAGTTATTTCAGAAATAAAAAATAGATCAAAAACAGTAGGATATAAAGTAGAACCTTGGTTAAAAACAACAAAAGATGATATGTTTATTATCAATCTCTCTGATGTTCTGACTCTCTCAGAGTCTTCGGACATAGAAATAATTATGATGTATCAATCTTATGTGCGGCAATCTAGTAGAGAAGAAAATAATCAACCAAGAATGAGTCGTAGAATGGGATATGTATCTAACGTTACTGATGCTAAGGAAATACTAGAAAAAATCTTTAAGCTTTCTTAAGTTATAACTTATGAACCTCCACAAAGGTTATTATACGAATATTTTAACCTCTTGTCAACCATTTGAAAAAGTGTTATAATATCTACATAATAATGAAAAAAACTTATGATAACTACAGCAGTTATGAATAAAAGAAAAAGGTCAGAACATTATGTAAATAATAAAGAGTTTCTTGCTGCTCTCATTAAGTATCGTGAGGATGTGGAGATCACTTTTATTCAACTATATGGAAGAGAACCTTTAAAAGAAGATAGAGCAAAAAAGTGGGAAACAAAACCTCAAATTCCCAGGTATGTGGGTGAGTGTTTTTTAAAGATTGCAAATCACCTTTCCTTTAAGCCAAACTTCGTAAACTATATGTTTAAGGAGGATATGATTTCTGATGGTATTGAAAATTGCGTTCAGTATATTCATAACTTTAATCCAGAGAGATCACAAAATCCTTTCGCATATTTCACTCAAATTATTCACTTCGCATTTCTTCGTCGTATACAAAGAGAAAAACGTCAATTAGAAATTAAAAATAAAATACTTGAACGTTCTGGATTTAGTGAAGTATTTACCGACGACAATACTATTGACACGGGTAACTATTCGGATTATAATTCCATTAAAGATGGCGTTCACAGCAAACAACGTTACTAAATGAAAGTTGCAATCTTAACAGACACTCACTACGGAGCACGAAAAGGGTCAAAACTTTTTCATGACTACTTTGAGCAATTCTATAAAAACATTTTCTTCCCGACACTGGAGCAGTACGGGATTACAACTGTTATTCACATGGGAGATGCTTTTGATAGCCGTAAATCAATTGATTATCAAAGTTTAGATTGGGCAAAAAGAGTTGTATTTGAACCTCTTAAAAAATATGATGTTCACATGATTGTTGGTAATCATGATAGTTATTACAAGAATACAAATAGTACTAACTCACCACAACTTTTGTTAAAAGATTATCTCAATATTAAAACTTATTCTTCACCAACAGAAATTAAAATTGAGAACCTTAATATTCTTCTTCTTCCTTGGATTTGTGTAGATAACGAAGAGCAAACACTTAATATGATTAAGAAAACCAAAGCAAAAATTGTAATGGGGCATCTTGAACTTCAGGGGTTTAAAGTAAATCGTCAAATTGTAATGGATCATGGTTTAGAAGCAAATATTTTTAAAAACTTCACTAAAGTATTTTCTGGACACTATCATACTCGTTCTGATAATGGAACAGTATTTTATCTCGGAAATCCTTATGAAATGTTTTGGAATGATGTAAATGATCCAAGAGGATTTCATATCTTTGATACTGAAACATTAGAACATACTTCAGTTAATAATCCTCACAAACTCTTTTATAATATTTACTATGAGGATACAGACTATCAAACTTTTGATGCTCGTGAGTATGAAAATAAAATTGTAAAAGTTATAGTTCGTAAAAAGTCTGATATTAAAAAGTTTGAAAAGTTTGTTGATAAACTCTATTCTTCTAATATTGCAGAATTAAAGATTATTGAAAATTTTGACATTCAAGAATCAGAAGACTTTGAAGCATTTGAGAATGAAGATACGATTTCTATTCTGAATAGATACATTGAAGAAGCAGAAATCAATCTTGATAAATCAATCATTCAGAAAATGATGCAAGAAATATATCAAGAGGCATGTGAGTTAGATTAAATGTACATTCTAACAATTGCTGATAGAGAACAAGACGGTGTATATTCTGTAGTTGATGATGATGGAAATGATATTCTCTATCTTTTTCAAGAAAAAGATGATGCAATAAGATATACTTTATTGTTAGAAGAAGATGGATATCCCGAAATGCATATAATTGAAATTGAAGATCGTGTAATGATGAAAACTTGTGAAATGTACGGATACCAATATGTACTTATTACTCCCGATGACATTGTAATTCCTCCAAATATTGATTATGATCTTATTTAAGAATATAAAATATAAGAATTTTTTGTCTACTGGTAATCAATACACTCAAATTGATTTTACCAAAAACAGAACTAATTTGATTGTCGGTACAAATGGTGCTGGTAAGAGCACTGTTCTTGATGCTCTTACTTTTTCTTTGTTTGGAAAACCATTTAGGAAAATCAATAAACCACAACTTGCTAATTCTGTTAATGAAAAAGATTGTATAGTTGAGATTGAGTTTACTATTGGTAGTATTGACTGGAAAGTTGTAAGAGGAATTAAACCTGCTGTATTTGAAATTTGGAGAAATAATTCTGTTTTAGATCAAGCTTCTGCTTCACTTGACCAACAAAAGTGGTTAGAGCAAAATGTTCTGAAGATGAACTTTAAGTCTTTCACTCAAATTGTTATTCTTGGAGCAAGCACTTTTGTTCCTTTTATGCAACTTTCTGCTGCTCATCGTCGTGAAGTAATTGAAGATCTTTTAGATATTAAAATCTTCTCTTCTATGAATGTTGTAATTAGGGAAAAAATAAGATCTTTAAAAGACGAAATTAAGGTCTTAGATCTTAAGAAACAATCTCTCGTAGATAAAGTTAAGATGCAAGAGAACTTTATTGGTGAACTTGAGAATCGTGGTAATGCCAATATAAGTGCCAATCAAAAAAAGATTGTCAATTTAGATGGTGAGGTTGGTATTTATTTGAGAGAAAGTGGTGTTCTTGAAGAAAGCATCTTTGAGAAACAAAAAAAAGTTGAAGAATATGTTGGTGCCGGGAATAAACTTAAAACACTTGGAACATTAAAAGGTAAGATCTCCCAAAAAGTATTTGCCATTACAAAAGAGCATAAATTCTTTACAGAAAATTTGGTTTGTCCTACCTGCACACAAGAGATTGACGAGACCTTTAGAATAAATAGAGTTAACGATGCTCAATCTAAAGCAAAGGAATTGCAGTCTGGTTATAAAGAACTTGAGGAAGCAATTAAAGATGAAGAATACCGAGAGCATCAATTCCTCACTCTATCTAAGGAAATTTTAAAACTTACAAATGACATTTCTCAAAACAGCATTAAAATTTCTGGATGTCAGAAACAGATCAGAGATCTTGAATTTGAAATTCAAACTATTACCCAACAACTTAAAAATAGAAATACTGAACATGAAAAGTTAGAGGAATTTCAGGGCAATTTAAAAATTACATACAACGACCTTTCTTCCAAGAAAGAATCAATAAACTATTACGATTTTTCTTACAGTCTACTTAAGGATGGTGGAGTTAAAACTAAAATTATCAAGAAGTATCTTCCGATGATTAACCAGCAAGTAAACCGTTATCTACAGATGATGGATTTCTACATTAATTTTACACTTGATGAGGAGTTTAACGAAACCGTCCAATCACCCATTCACGAAGATTTCTCCTATGCTTCTTTTAGTGAAGGAGAAAAAGCACGAATAAACCTTGCTCTAGTTTTTGCTTGGAGAGAGGTTGCAAAGTTTAAAAATTCAGTTCACACTAATCTCATTTTATTTGATGAAGTATTTGATGGTTCACTTGATGGATTTGGAACTGATGAGTTTCTAAAAATTATTCGTTATGTAATTAAAGATGCGAATGTTTTTGTCATTTCTCATAAGACTGGTCTTGAGGACAAATTTGAAACTATCCATCGTTTTGAGAAAGTCAAAGGTTTTTCGCATATAGTGTCTTAACTGGATTAAAAAAATGCAAGTACCAAACCGATTCCACCATTCTAAAAAGGAACAAAAACGAAAACTTAAACCACAAGCACTGAGGCAAGCTAAAGCACGACTTGCCCAGTTTAAAAAGTGTTACATGGGTCGTCTAAAAGTCGACCCTTCGTCATATGATAGGTTAATACAAATACAGATCTGCAATGTCGGTTAATCACGAAATCAAATCTCAACTTGCTCGTTTGCTTGCGACTGAAGACCTTGTAGTTGAGCATAAAAGGGTTGAGACTGCTTGCTTTAATGTTCATACTCGTGTGCTCACTCTTCCTCTATGGGAACATGCCTCTAATGGTTTGTATGATATGCTGGTAGGGCACGAAGTGGGACATGCTTTATTTACTCCAGATGAAGATTGGTTGGAAGAACATAAGATCCCTCAACAGTTTGTAAATATAGTTGAGGATGCTCGTGTAGAAAAATTAATGAAACGTAAGTATGCCGGACTTGCAAAGACATTTTATAGTGGATATAAGGAACTAAATGAAGATGACTTCTTCTCAATTGTTGATGAAAATGTTTCCACTATGAATCTTGCTGATCGTGCAAATCTGTGGTTCAAAATAGGAAATCATATAGATGTTCCGATTAAACGTGGTGAAGAAATGGAAATCATTAATTTGATTGCTGATGTTGAAACTTTTTCCGATTCTTTAGTTGCGGCAAAAAAACTTTATAACTACTGCAAAAAAGAAAAACAAGAACAAGAATCTCAAAAAAATCAAGTAGATTCTGAGTCTCCTGCAAATAAAATTGAAGGAACTCCCGACTATTCTTCTGAGCAAGAGGATGATAGTAATAACTCTCGACAACAAACAACAGAAACTGGTGATACTCTTGGAGGTCAAGTTTCCCAAAGTTTTACTCAACAAGAAGAACCTGAAGTTCGCACCGCAAGTAACTTAGAAGATAAAATTCGTAAACTTACAAACAATGATGGTCAAGAAAATGTTTATGTTCAGATTCCTCCGGTAAATCTTGATACTATAATTGCTAAGAACTTTGATGTTCATAAAGAAATTGATGCTTGTTTTAAATTCCAACAAGACAATTGTCTAGAAGAAAAACTTTTTGAAAATGTAGATCAGCAATTTAAGAAGTTTAAAGTTTCTGCACAAAAGGAAGTTAACTATATGGTGAAGGAGTTTGAGTGCCGTAAGGCAGCAGATAGTTATGCTCGTGCTTCTACTGCTCGCACGGGGGTTCTTGATACTGCTCGTCTACATTCTTATAAGTTTACTGAAGACCTCTTTAAGAAGGTTACTATCATTCCCGATGGTAAAAATCATGGACTAGTATTTGTGCTTGATTGGAGCGGATCTATGCAGAATGTTCTTTTAGATACTTGCAAACAACTCTTCAATTTAATTTGGTTCTGCAAAAAAACTTCAATTCCTTTTGAGGTTTATGCATTCACTAATGAGTGGCGTCGTGGTGAATATGATTATGAAACAGGTAAGTTTAGTCCTGCAGATAGAATTCCACACTACGAAAAGAAAGAAGGTTTGCTTCAAGTAGAAGAAGGATTTTCTTTATTGAACCTTCTCACCAGTAAAGTTTCTCAAAATGTATTGGAACATCAGATCTTAAACATCTGGCGTCTTGCCTCTTGTTTTGAAAGCACCTACACTTATGGGTATACTAATCCCGTTCGTCTCTGTCTTTCTGGAACACCACTGAATGAGGCACTGATTAGTCTTCATCAAATTCTTCCTAAGTTTCAAAAGGAGAATAACCTCCAAAAGGTTCAGTGTATTGTTTTAACTGATGGTGAAGCAAGTCATATTCCTTATCATATTGAAGTAAAACGTGCCTTCGATAAGGAAACTTATACTTATATGGGATCTAATCATGTTCATCCAGAAAGAACCTTTTTGCGTGATAGGAAACTTGGAACTACTTATAAGTTTGGATATGGATATTATGAATTTATTGATGTTTTTCTTCGCAACCTTAAAGACAAATTTCCCTCAATAAACTTCATTGGTATCCGTGTTCTTGCTGCTCGTGATGCACATCGTTTTATTAATCTCTATCATTCTTCGAGTGATAAAAACTATACAAAGATTCAGAGTGATTGGAAGAAACTCAAAAGTTTTACTATCACTAACTCTGGTTATGATGCATATTTTGGTATTTCTTCATCTGCACTCTCTGAAGAATCTGAGTTTGAGGTTGCCGAGGATGCAACCAAAGCACAAATCAAATCTGCTTTTGTTAAATCTTTAAAAACTAAGAAACTCAACAAAAAAGTTCTTGGTGAGTTTATATGCTTGATTGCTTAATAAATAATTAGAAAAATGAAAAATAAATTTCCACTTGAGCACTTAGTCAAGTATGATACAAAAGAAGTATGGGTAATCTGTGAGAGTGCGATTACTGCGATGGGTGTTGGTGCTTTTGTAAAAAAGTATTATCTCGGTTATAGGGGTAAGATCGTAAGTAGGCAAATCTTTGATGAACACAAAAATCAGTTGACAAACTGACCATCCAGAAATTTGGAACACTCCTTTTTGTTCTATAATGACTACAGTTGAAACAAATTACTCACGTTATGATCCGCACCAAAATGACCGACAATCAAATCCTAACTGATCTTAAAAACACCTTTGGCAAAGAATTTGTTGCTGCTGATGTTCGTGGTTATTGTGCCTCTAAAAACATTTCATACCAAACTGCCACAAAACGTCTTGAAAACTTTAAAGTCGGTCGTGGAAAATGGAATCTTGAAGTTACTCAACAAAAGGTGGAAGAAATCGAACGTACTTTTCAGTCTCCTGCTGCTCTCTCTGCCGTGGAACAAACTCTTATTCCTGATAAAGATGATACTTTCGTCAAGTTTGGTAACTTCAATGATATTAAAAAAATTATTCAGTCCCGCATATTTTATCCTGCGTTTATCACGGGTCTTTCAGGTAATGGTAAAACGATTAGTGTGGAGCAAGCTTGTTCTCAACTTAAGAGGGAATTAATTCGTGTTAATATTACCGTTGAAACTGATGAGGATGATCTTATTGGGGGTTTTCGCCTTGTTAATGGAGAGACAGTATGGCACAACGGACCCGTCATCGAAGCACTCGAACGTGGAGCAATCCTACTTCTTGATGAGGTTGATTTAGCATCCAATAAAATACTTTGCCTTCAATCTGTTCTGGAAGGTAAAGGTGTATTTTTAAAGAAGATTGGTAAGTTTGTAAGACCTACTTCTGGATTTAATATATTTGCAACTGCTAATACAAAAGGTAAAGGTAGTGAGGATGGGAGGTTTATTGGAACTAATGTTCTTAATGAAGCATTCTTAGAACGATTCCCTGTGACATTTGAGCAATCGTATCCTGTTCCTACGGTTGAGCAAAAAATTCTGGAAGGTGTTGCTCTGGATCTGGGTGTTCAAGATAAGGATTTCTGCAAACGTTTAGTTGATTGGGCAGATGTAATTCGTAAAACCTTCTATGATGGTGGTATTGAGGAAATCATCAGCACTCGTCGATTGGTTCACATTGTTCGCGCTTATGCTATCTTTGGTGATAAAGCAAAGGCAATCCAAGTATGTGTTAATCGTTTTGATGATGAAACCAAACAATCCTTCCTGGAACTCTATGACAAAATTGATGTAGATTTTGTGATGCCTGTTGACGAAGTGGAGGTTTCTTGATATAATGACTAATGCATGGTCCCTATACAATGAATTAAAAATGACTGAAAACTTTGAAACCAATTATAAAAGTTCAATTCCCAATCAAGATTTTTGGGAAGAAGATGGTATTAGTATGACCGGAAATCCTTGTAACCTTTCCCCAGACGTAATTACTTTCGGGAATACTAGTATCTCCGGAAGTACAGGGACGGATTATATTAACTTTGATGAATATCCCTGTGCGGCGCACTCTGGATTTGGAGGCACTCATCTTCCCGGTGGAATGGGGGACGACCACATCAGTTTTATTGGATATCCTTATTCATCATATATTGTTAACATGGATACTACTCCTAACCTAACTAATAATTCTCCAGCAATCCCCTGGAAGTATAACGAGGATAAAATTGTAAAAGAATTGCTAGAATATGTTCGTGGAACATATAATCAACACTATTCTGCTGGTGATGACAAAATCCAAACTCTGGATTTGATCGAAGCTTGTGGTGATGGTGAAGCATTCTGCCGCAGCAACATTCTCAAATATGCCTCACGGTATGATAAGAAAGGTACTTCTCGTCGTGACATTATGAAGATTCTGCACTATGCTGTGCTTCTAATGAACTTCAACGATAAGAACGCAAAACGTGAAGTTTATTCTCAATGACAATGAAACTGAAACCCCAAATTATGAAACTCTCTGACAAAACTCTGACTCTTCTCAAGAACTTCTCTTCTATTAATCAATCGATTTTGTTTAAAGAAGGCAGTTCACTTCGTACTATTTCTGTGATGAAAAACATTCTTGCAGAAGCAACAATCGAAGAAGAACTTCCCAAGGACTTTGCTATCTATGATCTAAACCAGTTCTTGAATGGACTCAATCTACATCAGAATGCAGAACTTGATTTTGTAAATGAAAGTTATGTTATGATCAAAGAAGGCAGGTCACGTTCCAAATACTTCTTTGCTGATCCAAGTGTTATCGTAATACCTCCCGATAAATCCATCTCACTTCCTTCTGAAGATGTTTGCTTTGTTCTTGATACTAAAGAACTGGATAAACTTCTGAAAGCTGCTGCTGTATATCAACTACCTGATCTGTCTGCGATTGGTGAAGCAGGTGTAGTGAAATTGGTGGTTCGTGATAAAAAGAATGACACCTCTAATGACTTCTCTATTGTAGTAGGTGAGACTACTGATGTGTTTACCTTTAACTTTAAGGTTGAGAACATTAAAATCATTCCTGGTTCATATGAAGTAGTTATCTCACAGAAACTTCTTTCTCGGTTTAATAACACAGGATTTGCTGTAACTTACTACATTGCTCTGGAACCTGATTCTACTTTTGGATGAACATCTTTGTAACTTCCGAGTTCCCCGCAGAGAGTGCTATCTGCCTTCCAGATAAACATGTAGTCAAGATGCCTCTAGAGTGCTGTCAAATGCTCTCTATCGTGGCATCAGAGAAGTGGGGGTATAACTATGGAACTCTCCCCAAGACCGATGGAACTCCCTACAAGACAGAGAAGGGTGCCTTCCGTAATCACCCTTGCACTCAATGGGCAGCAAAGACAATTGATAATGCCTATTGGTTAATCAAGTGGGGAATGAACTTGTGTGATGAGTATACCCTGAGGTATAATAAAACTCATTCATGCTACAAGACACTTGTAGATGCTTACTATTTGTTTCCCAAAGGTAAGTTGACGAATGTAACTCCATTTGCTCGTGCTATGCCCGACGAATGGAAATATAATGATAGCATTGATACCTTTACAGCTTATAAAAGGTACATTGCTTCCAAACCTTGGGTGAAGGATAACTACCTTCGTGTGCCCAATCGTAAACCGAATTGGATTTGATTATGGCAAGTGATTTTCTTTGGGTGGAAAAATACAGACCGCAAGTAATTGAGGATTGTATTCTTCCCGATGATACTAAAAAAACGTTTAAAGAGTTTGTGGAGAAAGGAGAAATTCCCAATCTTCTTCTTGCAGGTCCACCTGGGATTGGCAAAACTACAATCGCAAAAGCACTATGTAAAGAATTAGGAGCAGATTATTATGTCATTAATGGATCTGATGAGGGAAGATTCCTGGACACAGTACGAAACCAGGCAAAGAACTTTGCTTCGACCGTTTCACTTCAAGGAACTGACAGACACAAAGTCATCATCATCGATGAAGCTGATAACACAGGCAACGACGTACAACTCTTACTACGGGCGAATATTGAGGCATTTTATAGTAACTGCCGATTCATCTTCACCTGCAACTACAAAAATAAAATCATTGAACCCCTCCATTCCAGGTGTGCGGTGGTTGACTTCACAATCAAAGGGAAACAAAAGATACAGTTGGCAGGATCCTTCTTCAAGCGTTTACAAACCATCTTGGATGCGGAGAACATTGAGTATGATCAAAAAGTCGTTGCAGAACTTATTACCAAACACTTCCCAGACTTCAGACGAGTCTTAAATGAGTGTCAACGATACTCAACAAGTGGGAAGATTGATGCAGGTGTTCTTGCATCCTTCTCTGATGTTTCTGTAAATGACCTTATCAAGTATCTAAAAGAGAAGAACTTTACAGAGGTTCGCAAATGGGTTGTTTCTAATCTCGATAATGATGCCTCTATGATTCTTCGTAGAGTTTATGATTCACTTTATGATACTCTTGTTCCTGCATCTATTCCTGCTGCTGTTTTAGTTATCGCAAAGTATCAGTATCAGATTGCTTTTGTAGCAGACCAAGAGATTAATCTTCTTGCCGCGCTAACTGAAATTATGTGCGAGTGTGAGTGGAAATGAAAGTAAAAACTTTTCCCTTAAAAACTTGTCTTCGTTATCCTGGAGGTAAATCTAAAGCAACAAAAACTCTTGCTCCTTGGTATCCAGAAAACTTTAAGGAGTATCGTGAACCATTTATTGGTGGTGGTTCTGTTGCTTTTTATACAACTCAGGCATATCCAGATGTTCCTATTTGGATTAATGATTTGTATGTTCCACTTTATAATTTTTGGATTCAACTTCGTGATAATGGAGAAAATCTATCTGAGAGATTAAAAGAAATCAAAACTAATGCATCTGACTTTGGAACTCAAAATGCAAAGGATGAGTCGCACAAAGAATTGTTTAACCAAACTAGAATAGACATTAATAATCAAGATGGATTAGAAAGAGCAGTAAGTTTCTTCATTCTTAATAAATGTAGTTTTTCTGGTTTGACTGAAAACAGTACATTTTCACCAACTGCTGCTCGTTCTAATTTTTCATTTGTTGGAATTGAAAAACTGAAAGAATACTCAAAACTAACAAAAAATTGGAAGATTACAAATATTGATTACTCTGAGTTAATGAATGCCGATGGAGATAATGTGTTTGTTTTCTTAGATCCACCATATGATATTAAAGATTTCTTATATGGAAAAAATCGTGAGATGCACAAATCATTTGACCACGATATTTTTGCAACGAATGTATATAAATGTCCTCATAAGTTTATGATTACCTATAATGTAAATGAAAAACTTCTTGAGTTCTATAAGGATTATTATCTTCGTGAATGGAAATTGCGATACTCTATGGCACATCGTGGAGAAAAAGGTACTGAAGATAATGTAAAAGTAGAACTTTTAGTGACGAATTATCCAACTGAAAAAGTAGGACCATTAGAGGAGTTTTATGACAAAAATTCAAAAATTCAATTTAGTTTTGATGGATGCTATAATTATGATAGATTGAAGAGTGAGGGTCTAATTGATGACTGAACTAAAAGATTGGTTGAACTCTATTAACTTTACCAAAGAAAATATAATAGAACAAGATGAAACCCTAAAGAAAGATTACCAACCTTATATCATTAACAAATGTTTGTCTGGGCATATTGATTGTATTTTATATGCAAATGAAATGAATCTTCATCATTCTTTAGAAAAAGATATGCAATATTCCTTTTATCTAAATAGTTTGAGGAAAAAGAAGAGATTCTCTCCCTGGCTCAGAAAAGATAAGGTGAATGATTTAGAGTGCGTCAAAAAATACTATGGTTATAGTAATGAGAAAGCGTCTCAAGCACTTAAAATTCTAAATAAATCTCACATTGACTTTATAAAAAAACGACTTGAAATTGGCGGAATGAAATGATTGATCAAACAATTGAACCACAAGTACAGTGGACACCAAGTATGATGATTGAGGTTCTATTAAATGAACCAGATGATTTTCTTAAAGTTCGTGAGACTTTGACACGTATAGGAGTAGCATCACGTAAAGAAAAAAAACTTTATCAATCTTGTCACATTCTACATAAGCAAGGTAGATATTATATTGTTCACTTTAAAGAGTTATTTGCTCTGGATGGTAAACATGCTAATCTAACTGTAAACGATGTTCAAAGACGTAATCGTATTGTTCGTCTTCTTTTAGATTGGGGACTATTATCTGTTGTAAATCCAGATGAAGTTGTTGATATTGCCCCACTCAATCAAATCAAAGTTTTGGCATATAAAGATAAAGAAGAATGGATTTTAGAACAGAAATATAATATTGGTAAAAAAGTAAAAGCAGCAGAAACCGAATAATAAAGTAGGGAGTTCCACACTCCCTTTTTTATGCTTTCTGTTATAATTAGTATTGTGAATGCCGTAAGGGTTCGCACTATCAAATCTCGCTTTCTAAGGAGCAAAACATGACTAATCTTTCTAGGTACACATCTGCTGACCTTCCTGCCCTGATGGATAGGATTACTCGTAATAGTATTGGAATGGACGAATATTTTGATCGTCTATTTAACCTTCACGAAACAACTTCAAATTATCCTCCATATAATCTAGTTCAAATCAGTAGTGTAGAGTCAAGGTTAGAACTCGCACTTGCTGGATTTTCTAAAAAAGAAGTTCTTGTTTATACACAAGATGGAAAACTTTTTATTGAAGGTCAAAAAGAAGATAAAGAAACTGACACAAATTATTTACATAAAGGTTTAGCACAAAGAAGTTTTACCAGAACCTGGACTCTTGCTGATGATACAGAAGTCTCTTCTGTAAATTTTGAAGACGGATTACTTACAGTAATTTTGGGAAGAATCGTTCCAGAATCACATAAGAGAAAAGATTATCTCTAAATAACAATGAGCTAAACTATCGTTGCTGCAGGGAGGTAACTGGTAAAATCCAGTTGCACCTCCCCTTTTTTTGTGCTATAATTCACTGAGGTATGGGAGAACTATGACGATTAAACTGATGCTTCTTAAGTCAGGAGAAGACTCTACCTC